CATAGATGGTGCATTTCCTGCTTTAAGCTCTGGGAAAGTTTTTGCATTATCTTCAATAACCTCTTCATTTTGCGCTTTTACCTTTGCAATTTCAGCTAAGAGAATTTGTTCTCTTTCTGATTGTGCTGTTTTTACCATATGCATTAGTCGTTCCATTTCTGGGTTACGAGTTCTGCGCATCTCAAGACCAGTAAACTTAACGTCAGACATTTTTTCAACAATGTGGTCTGACGCACGATTTTTATAAGTTATTGATGCACTCTTATCCTTTGAGACTGCTCTAACATAGAGTGTACTTGAGATAGATGTTATCAGCGTGAAGAGACCTTCATCGCTAACTAAAAGTTTTTCATCTTTGAAATCTTTTGTGTTTGATCCATACAAGGCCACTTTGTCGCTTGTATTAAATTCAACACGAATGGTTCGGCTAGTGCCTTTTACAACAAATTCTAAAGTTTCGTTTAACTTTAATTTGTTCCAGCCATCAAGGGCTTGAATTTGATAACGTTTCATATTTTTTCCTATATGGTTATTTTGCCCCGCTTTCGCGGGGCAGGGGAGGGGACTTTTAAGCTTTTGTTAATCTTGTTTGATCAACATCTGCCATTACTTGATCATAATCGTCGGTTGCTTCTTTAAGCGCTCCGCCGAATACTGTATTTCCTGTGATTTCAAATGTACCGCGTGCAGTAATTTCAAAAGCATCAGATGTACTATCAGCAAATACTTTGTGATGAACATTGTTACAGAGATAAAAATCCTCTGTTAATTCTGGGTCAACAGTTTCGTTTGCCCAGATTTTTTGTCTGTCTTCATCAAATGCCGCATCAACATCTGGACGGTAATATTTACCGCCAATATTTGGCGCGCTACGCATATATTCATGGTTAAGCGGTGCATAACCAAAAATAGCATTTGGATTTGAATGATCAACATCTATATGATCGTTTGTTACGATACTTACTTTTTCTGGATCAAGTTCATCTCTCGTAAACTCTGGATAATTACTTACTGAAGTATTGTGTAAATAATGATCTTTTTGACGCTCAAATAACTGCTCTGGAGTTATTTCAACAGTGATAACAATTATGCCACCTGTATTTATAGCAGGAGTTCGCATTGTTAAATCAACCAATGCACCGCCAACTGTTACACTTTCATCAAGATTTGCCGCGTCTGAAGCAAAACGTTGTTGATAACCCATTTGTGTTCGTTGTTGTGCCAATAATATTGGCTGTTTCATTGCTTGATCTGGAATACGTATACCCGCCATCAATGTGTCGATTATGTAATCGTCATCATGGCCTTGGAACATACTTCTAGCTTTTGCAAATGCCTGTGTTTTCTTTGCCATTTCAATATTAGATAATGAAACTGTAATAGAATTATCTGCTAATTCAGCCCAAATTTTATCACCCCAATTATAATCATAATTAGGTCCAGTTGGGTCTGTATCAGATGATGGTACAACCCTTCCATCAACATATTTATAACCCCATGAATGTAAGGGCAATTCTGATCCGACAACATTTAATGCTACTTCACCATCAATTATAGCCTGATCAAAATCTGGTACAATATGTGCCATTGTTGTATGGTTCCAAAATGCTTGTGCCAATGAAGTATCTGTCATTGTGCGCATTGATAAACTTGAAGAACGCTCTTTGCGTCTAAAGTTTACAACAGTATTATATGCCTCAATATAATCGCGATTTACACTTTCTGTGCCTTGTGCATGCATACCTAAAGTTTTATAAAACTCATTATCTGCTTGGCTAAATGAATGTAATTCAATAAATGGGATCGGAGTTTCTCCGTCCTCACGTGGTATGCCTTGGTATGACCTATTAAGATCGTCCATTCCATTAAAACGATCAAATGCTAATTTAGGTACTAAATGAGCATTTACAGTTACGTTTACGCCGTTAAATAACGTCTCTGCAGTTTCCATCATTTCCACTGCAATTTGCATTCTTGACCGCTTTACACCGTCTTCACGGAGTAAAGGTATACATGCCACAGGTATAATTTTACCTGCGTTTCCTGATGTAATAACTGTCTTTTGATCAATCCTTGTTGAACGCTTTGGCGTCAACGGCGTTGTCAAAAGATTGTTTTGGTTCATTCCATTCATTTTTTAACTTTCCTTTTTAGTTTATATTGCTTTCGGCAATTCTTGCATTTGCATGGTTTAGGCTTGCGTTTAATACTCAAGTCCTAGTGCTTTCATTGAATATGACACCACATCATCTCCGTATGTTGATGTATTATTTGATAATAATTGTGTTGATGCTTTTGGTTTAATAAAATATTTGTTTTTAAATGTTTGTAATTGGTTATCTAAATAACCGCCCAAATTATCCAAATTTTTCTTAACTTTTAGTGTTGTATTTGCAGTTTCTGTTCCAAAAACTTGTGTTCCTGCAAACGATGCATGCATCGCAGCTGAACCTGTTAGTTCAGATACACCCATTTCAAAAGCTTCCGGATTTAACCCAATAAATTCAGTTCCTGTAATTGGGTCTTTAAATCTTGCACCAAGATTTATTTTATCCAAAGTAAATCCATCATCTGTTAGATTTTTCATATTCAAAGCCAATTGTGATTTTACTAAATCTGTTTGTAATCCCAATTGTAATTTCTGAGTTCGACCATATTGAAAACTTTGAAATCCGCTAAATGCATCAGACATTATATCAGTAAAGTTTCTTGTAGGCATAGA